CCGGCCCAGCATGCGACCATTATCTCCGTCCTGGACCGGCAGGGGCGATTCTACGCCCGGCAATACGTGAGCAAATACAACCAGCTGACGTCCCGGGTCAGTATCCTGGAGCTGGCGCGCGCCGACCTTCGAACCCGTTACTGGCACGAGCTGCTCCGAGCCGCGAATGAGATGCTGATGGCGAATAGGCCGGCGGAGTTCAAGGGATGGTGATGCGATGTTCGAGGAAATACTGAGGAGGGCCACAAATCTCTTCCGGGGATACGAGGCACACAAGGCGAATCGTCCGGCTCGCGAGCGTATGTTAGGCTCCTCGTGGAGAGGTCCAATGGAGCCAGCCACACATTCGGTGTGGGAGTCGCATTATCGCACCCAGGGCCTGCGTCGTCCCCGCGGACCCAAATGGTGGAGGCTGCGCGCGGCGAGAGAGAGGCGCTTGCCTCAGATTATTTACAGCCCGCTCACGGACGCGGAGGAAAATCAATGAAGTGCGGCGAGCGGGAGAGAGGAGGGGAGATAAATGCCATACGATCCGAATTGGAAAACCAATCCGAAGATACAAGCCGCGAAGGATTTCTGTGTGAGATTTGGAGAGCAGCAGGTAATCGTAATCGGGATTGATGGCGAAGGGAATATCTCGGGGAACTCATACGGAGCAGGGAGGCAGTTGTGCTCGAGATGCTGGATCATATAATCGACTATTTAAGGAGCACCGGTTATCAAAAACTGACAGAAAACGGGCAGGAGGCGCGAGGGTGACGCAGCGATGGCGTGAGGTGGGGAATAAAAACAATCCGGACAGCCTGGAGGCTGAGGCCGATCGGCATCTGAGGAAATCGCCGCAGGACCCGATGTTTCCGGCTTACACCGAGCTCGACCTGGAACGACGGGACCAGCGGCACGGCGAGCGATCAATCGAGGAGATGTTCGAGGCGGCTGAGGCGACAATCGACAATGCCCAGGAAGTATTTGCCTGCGCGTGGCCGAAGATCCTCGCCGCGGCCCGGCACGCCAGATGCACCCCGCGCCAGGTCGAGTTTATGGAGCTCCATTTCGCGGGCTGGACTCAGGCGGAGATCGCCGAGATCACGGATTGGGACCAGGCGACCGTCTCGCGCGACCTCAAAACAGTCGCCGCGGTGATGAGACGCATTCCCGAATACTGGGTTTGGCTGACGATCGCTGAGGTGTTCAGCCTGAGCGTTCCGACGGTCCGGGATATCACTCGCTGAGCTTGACCGAAAAAAGTTTGCATAAAAATGCCGAGTTGTTGCTCTTTAATCATGAGGATAGCGCGACGAGCGGAGAAAAACCTCGCCGCCGGTCCTTCGACTCACCTCAATTCGATCCTGGCCCCGGTTAGCGACCGGGGCCGAAACTCTCAACCATGGCACACTATCGACCCAGCAGCATTGTCCGAACCCGCGTCGCCCGTGAGGCGCTCTCAATCACCGAGCAGATTCGTTCCGCGCGGAATGAGGACGTCCGGCGCGCAGGCGAGGCGCAGGTCAAAATGCGGCCGCTGCGGGTCGTGAGATAGGAGACATCCAGCTATGGCAGATCAGCTGTCAGTTTCGGTCTCGACCGATAACAAAATAACCACCGCCGTCGTCACCCTCAACGGCGTCGCTGTAGATGCCGAGGTGCAGTGGTCGCCTGATCTCGATTGGGTGCCGGCGCCCAGAGGCGTGGCGACAACCCCCATGACCCAACCGTTCGACGGCGGCCTGCAGTTTGCTGTGACGGCCCGCGCGGTGGTCGGCGGTCAGTGGCTCTCGAGCGCACCCGTCAAAGCGATCGCCCTGCTGCCGGATGGGACGCCCGGGACGGTAGGCAGCATTGGGGGCGCGTCGATCGATACCAACATAGCCGACATCCAGCCCCTCGACGGCACAGCGCGACCTGGCGGTGCGTCCGGCAAAGCAGCTGCAGCAGAGCATACCCATGCTTTCGAGTTTGGCCTGGTTGGAACAGCAGAATCGCTAATCGAGAATATTCTAAATTCCTGTATCCATACGTCCGTTTTTACATCAGTCCAATTTCTGAGTGCGGACCCCCCTACAGACCGGGCAAAACTCCAACTAACGGCCTACCAGTGGGGCGCTCCGCCGATTAGTTTGCCTTTCCAGGTTTGTATGGACGGATCAGACGCCGATGCCGGTTTTGATCAACTTTACGACGACTTAGCGTGGGACAATCCCGCGACTCTCGCTGAGGTGGCGGCAACTTTATCGGACCTTCTTCCAAGCGGCCTCGTCGCCACATCGGGCGCCGGTTATATTCAAATAAGCCAGGCTGCTCCCAACAACGGCTGGTTTGTCACGGCAACATCCGACGAACCTCATGGCATCACTACCGCCAATGGTACTGCGGCAGATCATTATGTCGGTGATGGGGTAACCTCTGTTGCATTGCCGGCGGGTCGTTATTTGGGCGATCTGATCGTGCCTGGAGGTATTACAGTCGCAGGGAACAACGGCCCGATTATCGCGGGGAACGTAACGTGTGCGTTGGGCGAGGCAACCTTTACCGATTGTGTGATTACGGGCATTGCTGCCGGAGAGATCAAACGAGACGTCGAGGTTTGGCTTGCATCGTTCTTCAAGGTCGCCGATAACCCATACGCGCTACACACGTTTTACTCTGCGGATGGTATCTGCGGATGGTATAAACCTAACGGAAATCACTCCGAGCACTCCATACACCGACCCCGACAGCGGCACGGTTGTGAAAGACTCCTCGTTTGTGTGGTGGGCTCCGTTACAGAAGTGGGTCGTTGCTTACACGAAATACACGACTAGCGATGGCTCGAAGCACGTTATTGGTTTGGCTGTATCGAGCGATTTTATAAACTGGCAGCATTACTGCGATATTACGATTGCGGTCAATCCGGGTGACCCGTTGAGCGTAACGGCATGGTGTTGGGCTCCAGAGCTTTTCTTAGATGCAAGTGGACAGCTCTATATGCTACTGTGGGCTCCGGGATTGACTTCGCCTTATGGGTGTCCAATCCTATATCTGACTCCGGTTTCGTTACACCTCACGATTTGGTCGCGACCAGTGGCGTTAGACGTCGGATCAGCACTTATAAATCACGGCGCGGGTGACCCGGCGATTTGCTACTCAGCCGTTGATAAATGCTATTATCTCGCCTGTTGTGGCACAGCAGGAAGTGCCGCTAACACCATCCTCATTTTCAGTTCTCCTACAATTATTGGGGCAGCGTGGCTGAATGTGGCAGACTTCCATCTCATCGGCAACAAGACCGGAGGAACCGTTGGGGGCAGCCTCGATAGCCAGTTAGAAGGTCCCAGCATTGTGACCAAGTCTGACGGTTCTATGCGTTGTTATTTCGATGCGTTCGGCCTGTCAAATGGCGATATTTACTATATAGACTCTACTGGCGCCGCGGGCAATTCGTGGGCGAGTTATAGTACTGCCGCCAAGGTCATCGTGGCTTCGGGAACTATCCGACACGGCACAGTGCGCCGCGTGCACATGACCACCGCGGACTACGACATGCTGACAACGGGCTAGGGAGCAAGGCCCCGGGTGCTCCATTAGACCAACCGGAGCCCGCTCTGAAGCCTACCTGAGACAGCGGCCGCTCAGCGTCCGGCAGCCGAAACCGCAAACCAACGGGCCGGGGCATCCCACCAGCCCCAACCCGCTCCGCAGCCTCCCGCAACCGTGCGCCGGCCGCTACGCCAACGGGCTGAGGTGGTAGGTTCTTCTGGTTGAGCTTCAATCGGGGGTTGGTTAGGCGCGCGATTTATTTCTAGCGCTGGGTTGGCGGTCTGGTTGCCAGTTGCCAGTTGCCATTTTGACCTATGAGCGATGCAGAACTAATCGGAATCCGCGCGTTTGCGCGGGAAGTGGGCGTCAGCCACGCCGCGGTTCAGAAGGCCATCGACGATGGCCGGATCACCGCTGTCGTTCGAGCTCCGAACGGGCGCAAGCTGATCAGGACCCCGGCGCTGGATCAATGGCGCGCGTCGCGGATCCCGCAGAACAACAACCGCTTCGGCGAGTTGGACAGTGATCTGGAGGCCGGCGACTACGATGAGTTCGAGGACATCCCGGATCCGGGCGAAGGTTGCGTAAATTGGGGCGAGCGCTACACGATGGAGCGCGCCCTCTTGACCGAAAAGCAGAAGATCAAGCTCACGCGGGAGCTCGACGAGGTCGAAGGCCGGCTGCATCGGGCGGAGGATGTCGAGGCGGTTTGGGCGGATGTTTTGATTCGCTTCAAGACCCGGACCCTCGGCATTCCGACCACGGCCGTGCCGCGGATCGCTTCGATCGCTAAACTGTCGAGAGCCCAGACGACCCGCGTCAAGGAACTGCTGGAGGAGCTCGTGAGAGACGCCTTGATCGAACTAGCCGGCTATGACAAAGCAAAAATCCAAAACCAGCGAGCAAAGCGGGCCGCCAGGGCTCGATCCGGATCTAGTTGACCCGAAAACGCTCGACCTGGCCAGGCGCTGCTGCGCTCTCGTGGGGCCCCCGCCGAAGCTCACTATCTCGGAGTGGGCGGACCAAAACAGAAAGCTCCCCGACTACGGTCCCGAGGGCGGCCAGTGGCACACGAAGCGAACGCCTTACCTCAAGGATCCGATGGACGCCTGCTGCGATCCCGGCGTCAAGCGCGTGGTCCTGATGTTCGCGGTCCAGATGGGCAAAACTGAGCTGGAGCTCAATCTCGCGGGGTATCACATCGACTACGACCCCTGCGCGATGATGGTGATCCTGCCCAGCATCGAGCGCGCAGAGGAGTATTCGAAAGAGCGCCTGGCGCCGATGCTCAGCCTGTCTCCCGCGCTGGCGGAGAAGGTCTCGGACCCCAAGAGCCGGACCTCGGCCAACACGATTTCTCAGAAAACTTTTCCCGGCGGATTCCTGGCGCTTGTCGGCGCGAACGCTCCCTCCGGCCTTGCCAGCCGGCCGGTGCGGGTGCTGTTGGTGGACGAAATAGACCGCTTCCCAAAACAAGCCGGCACCGAGGGTGATCCTGTGGCGCTGGCTGAAAAGAGGATGACCAACTTTTGGAACAGCCTGATTGTCATCGTCTCGAGCCCGACCACCAAGGGCAAGTCCCGGATTGAGTCGGAGTACGAAAACTCGACCCAGGAGCAGTGGCGGGTGCCGTGCCCGAGCTGCCACGAATATCAGCCCTACGACAAAGAGCGCTTGCTGCCTCCGAACGGCGAGAACGTCGACCGGCCGATGATGGCCTGCCGGGCCTGCGGGTGTCTCCACGATGAGCACGAGTGGAAATCCGGCGCCGGCAAGTGGGTCGCCCAGGCCGAGCATCCGACAACGCGCGGGTTTCACCTTCCAGGAATGGCCTCACCCTGGCTGTCCTGGGATGCGCTGCTGGCGGAAAAGGCGGACGCGGAAGCCAAAGGGCTCGAGGTCCTCAAAACTTTCATCAACACCCGCCTGGCGGAGAGCTTCGAGGAGCAGGGCGAAACGCTCGACGAGGGCTTGCTCAAGCAGCGGCGACACTACTACGGCTGCGACGTCCCCGAGGGCGTCCGGGTCATCACCGCCGGCGTGGATGCCCAGAAGGACCACTTCGAGGTCGAGGTCGTTGGCTGGGGCGAGGGCAAGGAGAGCTGGGGGATCGAGTATCGCCTGATCCCCGGCGATCCGCAGCGCGCGCAGACTCAAAAGGACCTCGACGAGTTCTTGCAGTCGTGTTACATGCGCCCGGACGGGAGCCTGCTCCCGATTTCGGCGGCGGCGATCGACTCCGGCTACGCGACCTCCGCAATCTACCGGTTCTGCAGGCCGCGGCTGTCAAGGTACATATTTGCCGTGAAGGGCATCGGCGGCCCGGGACGTCCGGTCGTTGGTCCCTGGACCCGTCAGGGCAAAAACAAGGACACCCCGATGTGGCCGGTCGGCACCGACGCCAGCAAGGACCTGATCATGTCGCGGCTTGCAGTCGACAGCGAGGGCCCCGATTATTGTCACTTCCCCCGGGAAGACAAAATGAGCGGGCGATCCACGCGGGGTTACAACCAGGACTACTTCGCCGGGATGCTCTCGGAGAAGCGCGTCGAGCGGGTGATGAAGGGCCATCCCTACCACGCCTGGGTCAAAAAATCCGCGCACGTGCGCAACGAGCCGCTCGACTGCCGGGTCTACGCGACCGCGGCGCTGGAGATCCGCAACCCCGACCTTTCACCTCGGCCCGAACCCGGGCCCAGGCGGCAGCGCGCGGGCAGGCAGCCGGCTAATGCTCCGGCGCCGGCAAAGCGCGCCGGGTTCCGCACTTTGAGCAAAGGACAGTACTAATGGCACGCACACTCCAGGAAGCGCAGGACGGTTACAATACCTGGCTCGCCGCCGAGACCGCGATTGCCAGCGGCCAGACGTACCACATCGGCCGGACCAGGCTCGAGCGCGCGGACCTGCCGCAGGTGCACAAGATGGTCCTTTATTTTTCTCGCGAGATCGACCGTCTGAGCACTCCAAGCCGCTCGATGGCCAGGGTGATTCAAATTATTCCGAGGGACCTCTAAATGGCGCTCGCACAAATAATTGACCGGGCGATCGAGGCCGTGGCGCCTGAAATGGGGATGCGGCGCGCGCGAGCCCGCACGTTTCTGAAGATTTTGAACTCGGGTTATTCGCACTCCGGCGCGAGCCGCTCGAAGAAATCGATGATGGGCTGGGTGTGGCGCGGGGGATCCCCGGACGACGACGTCGGCGCAAACCTGCCGGTCCTTCAGCAGCGCTCACGCGACCTCTACATGGGCGCGCCGCTGGCGACCTCGGCCATCCGGACCATCCGCACGGACACGATCGGCGCGGGCCTCCGGCTCAAGTCCACCCCCGACGCGGACATTCTGGGGATTTCCCAGGAGGCCGCGCTCGCCAAGGGTCGGGAGATGCAGCACCGATTCAAACTTTGGGGCGCGACCGAGCACTGCGACGCCTGCGGTCAGTGGGACTTCGAGATGCTCCAAAACGTGGCGATGCTCTCGTGGCTCATGTCCGGCGACGTTTTCGCGGTCCTGCCGCTGCGCCCGGATCCTCGCTACGAGCACGACCTGCGGGTGATGCTCGTTGAGGCTGACCGCTGCTCCAACCCCGGGGTGATCTCCCCGCTTTCGCCGATGCTCCAGATTTTGAAGCTGCCGAACGGCGGCTACATCAGCCAGGGCGTTGAGGTGACGGCGGTCGGCGAAACGGCCGCCTACCACATCGCCCGCTGGCATCCGCTGGCGCAATACCTAATCCCTCACGGGTTCGCCCAGTGGGACCGGGTCGCGGTTCGGGGGACGGCAACCGGCCGGCGCAACATCCTCCACGTCTGGGAGGGCGAGCGCCCGGGCCAGAAACGCGGCACTCCTCTGCTCTCCCCGGTAATCGAGGAAATCAAGCAGCTCGGGCGTTACGGCCAGGCGGAACTCGACGCGGCCGTGGTCAACGCATTTTTTGGGGCGGTGGTGACCACCGAGACCCCGCAGAACCCGCTCGGGGAGTCGATCCCGGAGGAGCTGCGGGTCAGGAGCGATGATCCCAGCAGTCTGGAGATGGGCCCGGCGTCGGTCGTGGGTCTGCCGGAGGGTTACAAAATCGACTTCGCGGACACCAAGCGGCCCAACGTGAATTTCGACGGTTTCACCCAGGCAATGGCGATGCAAATCGGCGCCGCGCTCGAGGTGCCTTCGGAGATCCTCCTCAAGAGCTTCAAAAGCAGCTATTCCGCCAGTCGCGCGGCGCTCCTCGAGGCCTGGAAAATGTTCCGGATGCGCCGGCACTGGTTCGCGAGCTCATTCTGTCAGCCGATCTTTGAGGAGGTCATCATCGAGGACGCCCTGAACGGCCGCATTTCGCTGCCGGGCTTTTTCGACGATCCCATGGTCCGCCTGGCGTGGCTGCGCTCTGAGTGGCACGGCCCGGCGCAGGGGATGGTCAATCCCGTGCAAGAGGCGCAGGCTGGGGTGATCAGGGTGAAAGAAGGCTTTTCCACCCGGGCCCGCGAGGCGGCGGAGATGACCGGGACCGACTTTGAGAGCAACGTGGCACAGCTCGCCATCGAGGCACAGGGCATGTCGGCGAGCGGCCTGGCGGATGTGCAGACGCTGCCGGCGCAGGTGACGGAGTAGGGGTTTCTGCTCGGGTTTCAACCCTCACCCCCCGCCCCTCTCCCTTCCAGGGCGAGGGGAGCTATGACTGGCGCGAGGGGTTTCTGCTTAGGTTTCAACCCTCACCCCCTGCCCCTCTCCCTTCCAGGGCGAGGGGAGCTATGACCGGCACAAACGTATTCCCTCTCCCTGCGAGGGAGAGGGTTAGGGTGAGGGTGTAGAGGCCGTAATACCGCAAATTACGTTATTTCGATATTTTGCTGGCCCCCGTGGACAACCACTGGGGCTTTTTGAATTTGGAGGCAACTCAATGGCTAAGATAAAAGCCGATCGCAAGTTTTGGCGTTTCGAAATCCTCAACGACAGCGGCCTGGAGCAGGGCGGCCCGATGGTGGAATCGGTTCCCGACGGCGA